TAAAAAAAGCAGGGGCTAAAACCTTGCTTAATCTAACTTGAACTTGTGGTTGTGCAACTAGCACTAATCTACCTCATTGGGTGGAATATCATCAACTATTTGTGGTGGGCTCATGTTTTGCACTTTATCAATAAACAAGCCATTTGCTTTGCCCAATAGTTCTAATGCCTTGGCTTGGTCTTTTGCTCCAATTTGCTTTTTCATAACTTGGGCACTACTATAACCATCACCATCACCGGTTACAACAATAACCTCTTCTTGTAGATTGCCACGTGCCATGTTTGTCAACCTTTCTTGGATTTCTTGTATATCCATAATGTTGGATTTTTCAATCTTTTGGTTGTTTTCCTTTATTTGATTTTGAATATTAACATTTGCCAACAACCTTGCTGCTTGTTGGTTAGCTGTTTTTTTACTATAACCAGCCCTAATTGCAGCTTGTGTTCCATTGAAATCCTTTAAATATTCTAGGCAAAATAATAATTGTTTTGGTGTTAAGTTTACTTGTTGTTTATTTTCCATGTGCATTGCTCTTTATTATATTTATATAATATATATAATAATAAATAAAATAAAAAATAATAATAAATATTAATATAATATATTTATATATATAATAAACAACTTACTCCTCTAAACTATCATCACCATTAGAATTGCCTTGCATTTCGCTTTTAACTGTTTCTGCATCAACACCATCTGCATTAGCAGTTTCAGCAATGCCACTAGCAACTAATTCACTAACAATGGCAAGTTCTTCAATACTAACACCATCACTAGCAACAGCAACAACACCTGTTTCCTTGTCAACACCTACTGCACCTGTTTCAGTATCTAAAACCATTGTATCATCTTCATCGACAAAGCCAAGTTCTGGTAATGTTTCAATTTCCTCTGGCTTAACTTTTACAACTTGTGATTCATTGTTTATATTTTCCATAATAAACTCCTTTAATATAAAATATTTACCAACGCTAAAATCCCACCAAAACCACAATGCGTTTGTTGGTATCCGGTTTTGCCCTGCAAGTTAGTGATGGGTGTAAACACTACTTACAACTCCTTAAAAACACAAAAAGCACCCCAAATGGATGCTTTGTTGTAGAATTTTGCTAATTATACTATAACACAATTTTCAAAGTGTTACAAGTGAATAAAAGGTGCTAATTCCTGCTAATTTCTGCTAATTTCTGCTAATTTGTGCAGTTTTTTCATTTTTAGTGATAACTTTTTGTTAAAAATTAACAACTTTTTGCATTTAGTGTTGACTTTTTGGGTTATGTAATAAAAAAGTTGGTTTATTTACCAACTTTTTGCTTATTTCTTAAATATTTATCTATATCATTATAGATTCTTTGCCTAATTGCCCTTAATTCTTCTTTATAATGCTTTTCATTATATACCATGCTTGTATATCTTGTGCCATCTAGCATATTGCATGTTGTTTTGGTTCCTTTGTGAAATTCTATTATTTCAATATCAACCAATTTGCTTTTAAGTGAGTATGAGCCAAGGTAAAGCATTTTGTTGAACTTGGGTAACATTGCTATGATTTCATCCACTTTTTTATCTAACTTTGTCATACCTACCCCTATTATAATATTTATATATAATAATAGAATAATAAAATAATATATTAATTATCCTTATTAGAACATTTTGCCGGCTTTGGCAATTTGTTAATTCGTTGTTGCTTAACTAAATACCTTTGGGCTTGTTCTGGGGTTTTAAATAAGTTGTGGTTTTGCCTAATTCTATCACGCCCATTGTTTCCTCTGTGTGATGGTAGTGGTAGGTTATGCTTTTTACAGTTGCAAAAATAATTTCTCATTTCAACACCCTTTTGGGTTTTGTAAATACCTGTGGCATCTACATGAAATGGTATAACCTCGCCATCGTGGGTTGTATAAACAACATCCCCTACATTGAACAATTGTTTTAGCATGTTTATACGCCTGCGAACCATAATTAAACCTCCACCTCTATAATGTTTGAATAGAATTGCCAATTTGTATTTTCTCTAAAATGGCAACCCTCCGCCACCTTTTCATAATCCCAACCAAGTAAACCAAGTTGGTCAATCATGCCGGCAGGTGTAAGTTTGAAATAGTTTTTAGCATGTTTATAAATATAATCTGGTGCATCTAAACCATCGGTTATGATTCTAACACTCATTGGGTCAGCTTGCCCTATTGCATAAGCAAGTTGCACCTCACATGTTTTAATACCTGTAAATCTTTTAACAACATCAACAGCAATGTGTCTTGCCATATAGGCAGCACTTCGGTCAACCTTGCTTGGGTCTTTGCCAGAAAAGGCACCGCCACCTACTGCACAATAACCACCATATTGGTCACAAACTATTTTTCTACCTGTTAGCCCACAATCTGCTGTTGGACCACCAATAGTCCATAATCCAGCAGGGTTTATAACCAACTTGCCATTAAACCCATTTAAAAGGGGTTGTAATAGGTCTTTTATGTAATTGCGAACTTTCACCAAGGAAACACGCTTGTGGTGGCATACGCTAACTAGAATCTTATAAATAGCACCAATATCTTGCTTTTGGTCTAGGTTGGTAGTAACTTGTGTTTTGGCATCACCCCTTAAAATAGTATTAGGGTTGTTTTCAACATCATCCTCAATGGTTTTTATAATCTTGTTTGCCAAATCAAAAGCATAAGGCAAATAACTTTCAGTTTCATTGGTGGCATAGCCAAACATAATACCTTGGTCGCCTGCACCAACTAAACCATTTGCTTTTGTGGTTCCATTGTATATTTCGTTTGATTGTTGCCCTATAAGGTTAATAACCTTGTTTACTTTATATTTAAGTTTTCTAGCAACACGCTTTGCTACTTGTTCATAATCGACCTTGGCATTTGTTCTAATTTTGCCGCCTAAAACAATGTAACCATCTTTAACCATAACCTCGCATGCAACCCTACTAAATGGGTCTTGTGCCAAGCAAGCAGCAAGCACTGCATCACTTATTTGGTCAGCATATTTGTCAGGGTGGTATTTACTTATTTGTTCTGTGCTAAATAGTTTCATTTGCCACCCCTTTTGCAAACTCCATAAAGGTTTTATCACTTTCTTGTTTGCTTATCTTTTCAACAAAACCAGCTTGTGTTAGGTCAAATATAACATCTTCAATTGGGGTTTTGTCTTTTCTGTTGCATTTTGGTATTTTGTGGATTCTAGTATCATCATTATACCAGCAATCAAAAACAATTTCCCTTAATTCACTATTAATAATTATAATCATTTGCTCACAAGCAAAGCATCTATAATAATTAGTTTGATTTCTATTTAACTTAAAGCTGTGAAAATTAAATTGCTCAAGGTCTTTAAGTTCTTTTTCTTTTACAATTCTTAACATTGTTTTCCTCCTAAATACAATTTTTTAATTTTTTACATTTCTTTTTGCTTTTGTAAAATTTACACAACAGGTCCAACTTTACTTTATCTAACATTTCATACATTTGGATGGCATTTTGAGGAGTAAATGGCTTGTCAATAATATAATAATCATATAAATCTTTGCCCATATACCCCAATGAAATGTCAATGTAAGTTGTCATTTCTTGAGCACCATCTTCTGTGCAGTTAATAAAATGAACAAATGCAGGAATATCACAGGTTTCACCACGTGTTTTATCAATACATACAACTGCAACAACCTGGTAATTATTTCTTAATTTGCACATATTATAAGAATTGATATGACATTGTCTGTTTAACAATGCAAGGTTTTCAATGGCAATATTTCCTTGTGGTATCATCTTATAGTTATCTATAACATAATCTATTATTTCTTTATACTTTTTTTCGGTTATTTTTGCCATGCTTTTGCCCCTTATGTTCAATTTTTATGCCAATGCTTTTAGCCAATTCTTCAATGTATTTAATAAATGTTCTTTGAAAAGGTAAATCTTCAACATAAAACACCTTTTCATTGTCCCATCTTTCAAAGCATTTATCACAATAGCCACCATTAAGGACCGGCACAATATAAAATGTATTGCTTATTTTGGAACAAAAATCGCACCTATAAGCATAAACACCGCCATAAATACGCACTATTTCATCGTAAGTGCATTTGTAGGCAATATGCCCGCCTTTTGCTTTAAATTTAAGCATAATTCACCACCTTAACTAATTTGTTTTTAATCAAATCTTTAATATATGGGGCTATTAACTCTGGGTCGATATAAGTAAGTCCTGTAAGTTCTCTATAAACCTTTACAGAAACAAACTCATAAATCATAATTGAATAACTGTTTGTTTTTTTGCCCCAAATTTGGTAGCCATCATCACCCTCTAAAAATGGCATGCGATTATAGCCAAGTTTTTTAAGTTTGCTATAATCACCAATAAATTTATAACAAGTTTTCATTTGCTTACTCCTTTAAAATGATGTTAATATCTTCTTTTAGTTCGTTAAGAACATTTATTGCATAGTTGTGACAAACTTTACCAATAGATGTATCTGTACACTCCTCTTTGAGTGTTTTTTCTAGTAAGATGTCGCTATCTATTGTTTTCATAATCACATCAATTAACTCGTTTCGTACCTTTTTATCATGTTCGGCAAGTAATTTTAATTGGCAATTCTTTTTTGTTTCTGGCATTTCAGTATAGCAATTAAAACAATTACACCACTTGTCCGTATCACAACAAACACATTGACTGCAACTTTTTGGCATCTCATCTACATATAAATTCATTTATTCCTCCCAATAAAAGTTATCTTGGCACATTTGTTTAACAGCTTTAATTGATGTGTTTCTAGGCAAATTAAAACTTGTTGTCTTGCTTACATATTTGGCATAGTAAAAAATGCTTTGCTTTCTAATAATAAACTTGCCATTTTCACCTTGAGCAAGCCAATAATTATCTTTCTTTTCCCATTTCATTTTTTGCCTCCAATTCATTTATTTGCTCTTGCTTTAATTCAATAACCCTAGTTAATATTTTAATTTTGGTGTTATAGTTCTTTTGCCAATAGTTGTGCATAACATTGCAAAAGCAAAGCAAGGCATGGGCAATTATAAAGCACACCCAAGCTGTAATGAAAGTAACCCAGGTTATGCCATAAACCACTGCAATAATAATGTTTATTGCTGCTGTAATAACATTTATTGCTAGTGAAAAGTAATGCCATTTATTATCCATATTCACTCCTTATTAAACCATTGGTTGTAAATTTCGGTTGCCACCCTTTTAATCATTATTGGTGGCACACTCATCCCACAAATATAACAAACATTGCTTATAGCATTTGAAACAAAATTGTAATCTTGTGGAAATGTGCTAATGGTTATAATATCTTGCTGACTTACCTGTTCTTGGGTTCCATATCTATAATAGTCGGTAGCGCCAGCTCTAATGGTTGGGGCAACCCTATCATCATATAGAACTTGGCTATTGAAAAATGAATTTTTATTGTATAAGCGCATGCTTGCTCCAGCAAGGTCACTTTCACCATATTTAACATTAGCCAACAATTCTTTTGTTTTTGCCCTATTTTCACTTAAAGGCAACCCATGTGGGGTTTTTATTAAGCCATAAGGCACTTTTTCATAATTAAAGTTTAATTCCAATTTTGGGTAATTTAAGGTTTTTTGGTGGGCTACAAACACAACTCTATGCCTTGTTTGTGGCACACCCATCATTTCACCTTTTAGCAACCAATGGTTTACATTGTAACCAATAGCATTAAATTGTTGATAGATTCTTTTAACATAGTCCCAAGCATTGCCATTAAGCAAGCCCTCTACGTTTTCCATAACCACCACTTTGGGTTTAAGTTTGGCAACAGTATCTATAAACACAAAAGATAAATCATCAAGTGTTTGTTCTTGTTGTCCCTCTCTAAATTTCTTTTTCTTGCCCCATGTTTCCTCACGCTTGCCAGCCAT